AGTTCCTGTTTCATAATCATTTAGCGTGGAGTTGGTTAGTGCCGATGTATTATTAAATTTAATACCAGAATTTGAATTATTAAAATTGATGTTTCCGCTAGTATCAATGTTTAATTGTTTTACACCATTGGTAAAAAAATACATTGGTGTATTTGTTGAGCTATAAATAAATGGAGCGTAGGCAGTATTTGTAATAGCTGAACCTGTACTATTATCTAATCCTATATACATTACGCCAGAGTTGGCAATAGTTAGATAAGATTCATTTGTTGTAGTAGTTGCCTTAAAACGACCAATTTGTGAACCTGACGCTGCTTGAACATCTAAAGAATATTGCGGATTGTTTGTGCCAATACCAACTAGCTGACTACCATTAATAGTAACCGCTGCTGTATTAGCCGTCTGGAGTTGCAGTACACCCGATGTATCAGCAGTTTGGACTAACCCGCTTGATGTAGAGGCGTTGATTGTTGTGGTCATATTATTTAGCTCCTAATTGCGCTTCTAGGGCGGTTACTTTTGCGTTGAGTTCTTGGATTGCTTTGACAAGATAGGGTACTAAGTTTTGCTGAATACCTAATACTGTTTCACCATTAGTCAATGCGGTAATTTCCGCACTATGTGAGTCTTCTTGAGTGATTTGACTTGGCAACACTTGTTGGTATTCTTGAGCAATAAATCCAACATCATGCTTTTTATCACCAATCTTGTAATCAAACTCAACTGGGCGAAGTGCGCTGATAACAGATAAACCATTTGCTACATCAACAATGTTTTCTTTGATGCGTTGGTCGGAGGTTGTAGACCAAGAACCAGAGTTATTACGCTGATACCATCCACCGCTAGGCATTTGAACCCTAGCAGCTACATAACCATTGCCATCAGATAAAACAACAAAGCTGTTAGATGTTCTAATGTCTAAACTATCTTGATTTCCTGTATACCCACCGAAAACACTATTGTTAGAACCAGTTGTTACATAATATCCAGAAGTAGTAGTTGCGCCACCAACAAATGTATTTCCTACGCCTGTTGTTAAGCTATAACCGCATTGAGCACCAATACAAGTATTGTAGCCATATCCATTGTAATTAGAGCTATAACCAGCTTGATAACCTAAAAAAGTGTTATAAGATCCAGTAGTATTACTATACCCAGCTTGATAACCAAGTGCTGTGCTATAAGATGCTGTGGTGTTATATCTTAAAGCAGTATGTCCAATACCAGTATTATAGGAACCTGTAGTATTTGCGGCTAATGTTCCATCACCAAAAGAACTATTATATGATCCTGTAGTATTTGATAAAAATGCGTAAGCGCCAACAGCAGTATTGACTGTTCCTGAAGTTGTTGCTGTTCCTGCACTATAGCCAACAAATGTGTTTTCTGCACCAGTTGTGGCATAACCAGCTTGATAACCAATAAATGTTTGTGCTATGGAAGTTGTATTGCTATAACCAGCTTGATAACCTACTGCGGTGTTGCTATTGGCTGTGGAGTTTAATGCAAGTGCCGCCACACCAATAGCGGTGTTATATGAGCCTGTTGTATTGTTTCCTAAAGCACCAGCATAAGTAGCGGTAACACCAGAACCGACAGCAACGTTTTGAGTACCAGTTGTATTTGACTGCATAGCCACTGCACCGACAGCAGTGTTAGATGCGCCAGTAGAGTTTGCTAAAGCTGTGTAGCCTAAAGCTGTATTTTGAGTAGCTGTTGTATTTGCAGATAAACCATTAACACCTAATACTGTATTAGTAGCAACTGAACCCGCACCTTTGCCAACAGTAAGGCTATTAATGGTTGCGTCATTAGTAACGGTTAGGGATGTAAATGTCGGTGTTGTTCCGCCAACGGCTAATGTTCCGCTAGTGGCTGGTAATGTCAGCGTGACGGTTGCTGCATCGGTTGCTTGGACTGTTGTTGAGCCGCTTGTGGCGCCTGCTAAGACTAATGGCATAATATTTCCTTATAAAACGACCCAGCGAGCGCCAGATGGTACTGTTACGGTGACACCGCTGTTAATTGTGATTGGGCCTACTGACTCGGCGTTATAGCCAGTGGTGAGTGTATAGCTTGTAGTAACTACTCGTTGGTTTTGTACGAAGACCTGATCGCCGCCACCGCCTGTAGCACCGCCGCTGATACCGACGACAGCGCCGGTGTTGTCTTTAATATACAGCAGTTTGTCGGCGATGTTAACCGCCAGCTCGCCATTAACCAAATTGCCAGCCAAGGGCTTAGCGCCGGGTGTGGAGCTGTAATACAAACTAATCGGAGTATAGCCACTTTGTGCCATGTGTTATCCTATAAACAATTTAATACTTCTTCTGGTTTTACAAACCGTTCATTTAGATGTTTGGTTTGCTCCCACCACAAAAACTGATTGGGTGCTAAATATTTCCTATCTTTTAGCAAATTAATATTCTCTGGGTGTCCAAATATCAACGGATCAGACGGACCCCAAAGTACAATTCCTTTTACACCTTCGTCCCAGGCAAGATGTTGAAAGAAACTATCAACACCAATCCAAGTACGACACTCATGCAGCAACTTACGCAAATCGGCAATTGGTAGATTGGTTCTAAAGTCTTCTACTAACTGTTTTTCACCCTCAATACCAACCTGGATAATTGGCTCATCAATCTTACTGATTAGCTCTTCCCAGTACGGATAGTTCTTAGGGTTTTGTGCGCCTGTTCGTAACTTTTGCGCATAGGGAGCGATAATAATCATAAGTACAGCTTCCTATAAGCATCTTCCAAACTACCGGTCCAGTTCCACTGCGCCATCTTGGCATACACGTTGAACCGTTCAATGTCGCCAAACAGAGACTTTGCCTCTGCAATAGAGCGACAAGGTATTATCTTAGGATAGCAGCCAAAAACGACGGGAGCATCAATATCACGTAGCACCCTGTTAAAGACAATGTGATCCCCAAGACCGCTATTAAGGACAACAATAGTTTTTCCTTGATACTCAATGGTGTTTTGAAAGATACATTCATCATGCTCGTACATCTCTTGTTTGTCGTTTACTCGAATGCCACCCGTAGGACTTTTTAAGTGCCACGTTACTGCGTTTGGTACAACTTTTAGTTTGTAGCCTTTGTGATGCAGACTCCAGCTGAACAAGGTTTCTTCACGGTGGGCAACTCTAGAGAGTCCCAAATTATAATCGCAAACCCCAGCTCTATAAATAAAACTGCAATACAAATGCTCAACTTCTTTAACATTTTCTATTAGACCCCACTGTATGTTAGGTTCTTTTTGGATGTTCTCCAACTTGCCAGTTGACTGCAACACCTCTGGCATGTGTGGCGGGTTTAATACTGAACCACCAACTGCACCTACATCCGGGCCAACGTGTTTGTATAAATTCTCAAGCACATTGCTCTCTGGTACAGCGTCATCATCAACGCGCCAAACCCAATCAAAACCCATGAGGTTGGCTCGTTGGTGGATGTGGTGTTGACCTTTCTTTTCGGCAAACAACCACTCCCACTCAATTCCTTTTGCAGCCATCTGCCAGAACAAAGCCTGGTACATTGGCTCCTTGCGCATGTCTTGTGGCTCATCATTATCATCAAAGATTACCAGCTTGTCCACTTTTTGGGTCTGGTTGATGATGGCACTTAGAACCATTGGTAGTGTAGTAAAATACCTACCGCGCGTTGCCACGCTACATAATACGCTCATGTTTTCTCCAAGTTCCTACGAACTTATAATACTACCCAACGACTCCCTGTTGGTACGGTGACAGTCACGCCAGACGCTACGGTTACTGGGCCGGCGGATGTTGCAGAATACCCTGACGGTATTGAATACGATACGCCAACTGTTTGGTTGTTTACTACTATACCATTACTTGCCACCAATTCATAGGCTTGTAATTCGCCTGTTGATGGCTTGTATAAATACTTTGCGTTACTGGTGTAGATTGTACTAGCAGTTCCGCTTGTTGCAGTTACAAATACTGGATACTCGTTTGCAGCTGTAGTAGTGTCGTTGCTAATTGCAACACTTGCTGCTGAGCTACCACTGTAGCCAGAGAAACCACTGAAGCCGCTGTAGCCAGACACGCCCGAGCCACTGTAGCCAGAGTAACCAGAGATACCACTGCCTGAGTAGCCAGAGTAGCCACTGTAGCCACTGTAGCCACTGATACCAGAATAGCCACTAAAGCCGCTTGTACCAGCTGCACCATTGGCACCACTGTAACCGCTGATACCACTGTAGCCACTGATACCAGACCAGCCACTATAGCCGCTGATACCGCTGTAACCACTATAGCCACTTACACCAGAGCCTGAGTAGCCGGAGATACCAGAGTAGCCACTGATACCAGAGTAACCGCTGTAGCCACTCAGACCACTATAACCGCTAATACCGCTGTAGCCGCTATAACCAGACTGGGTATAAAATACTTGAGTTGCCGAAACAATTACAGATGGTGTTTCTGGAACAGTTGGGTTTGTTTGTGCACCCGTTGCTATTGCTGAAATAGTTGTTGTTGATACTGCCCACGCAATCTGAACATAGTCACCAGCGTTTAACTGTAGTGTATATGGAGTAACAGCAATTAAATAACCGTTAGTACTACCTTGTTTTCTAGGGATATTAAAAATACTATTGCTATTGGCAATATCTGTTCCATTTACTCTAAACCAAATATCGGCATTGTCATTGGTAGTGCCGGTATTAGTATTTTGAAATTGAACAGAATACTCAATTGTATAAACACCCGCATTGGCAAAAGTAATTCTATTGCCAGAAACAATACTTATTCCTGTACTATTAGGGTCTGTGTTTCCGATGTTAAAAACATAAGAAGCTGTAGTACTTGCAGCAGTTTGGTTTGTAGTATCCCAGAACGAACCCCAGTAACCACGCACACCACCAGCACCAGGAGAACCACTAAATCCGCTGATACCACTGTAGCCACTGATACCAGAATAGCCACTGTACCCGCTGATACCAGAGTAGCCGCTGTAGCCACTATAACCGCTCACACCGCTTCCAGAGTAGCCGCTGATACCAGAGTAGCCACTATAGCCACTGATGCCTGAGAAGCCGCTTATACCGCTATAGCCACTAAAACCACTGATACCGCTAAAACCAGAGATGCCAGAGAAACCGCTGATACCGCTGTAGCCACTGAAACCACTGATACCGCTATAACCGCTGTAACCACTCACGCCCGAGCCTGAGTAGCCAGAGATACCACTATAGCCACTATAGCCACTGATACCTGAGTAGCCACTATATCCGCTAATACCAGAGTAGCCACTATAGCCCGAGCGACCACTGTAACCAC